TGATCAACCCGGCTGAGTGCCTGGGCGGCGCGGTATTCGGTTCCCTGTTCCTCGCAGACGGCGCTTACGGTATCACCGAGATCACCGGCGGCGGGCTGCAGACCATCGTCAAGCAGAAGGGCTCTGCCGGTACGGCTGACCCGCTTGACCAGAGAAGCTCTGTCGGCTGGAAGGCCATCAAGACCGCGAAGATCCTGATCGGCGATTATCTGGTACGTGTAGAATCCTGCTCGCCCAGATTCTCCAAGTCCGCTCAGGCGAACTAAAATCACGCACGGGGGAAGGGTAAGAGCTCGCCCTTCCCCTTTTTGAAGAAAGGAGATCCTTTATGGCAACTGCAAAAGCTGCAGCAGAAGAAACCCTTGAACAGGAAGTAAAGCTTCCGTCACCGGATGACATCATCTCCATCCGCATCCCGAGAGAGAGAGCGGACCAGGAGGACAAGGTGGTCTGGGTGAACGAGAGAAGGTTCCTCATTAAGAGAGGCGTACCCGTGAACGTGCCGAGATCTGTTGCGGACATCCTTGCAAAAGAGGAGTCGATGCTGCAGTACATCTTCGACTTTGAGTCTCGGGTCCAGAGATAAAAAGACAGGGGGAGCTGACACGCTCCCCTTATCTGTAGGAGGCAGCAATGACGATCATTGAAGCAATCAGAAAAATCGATGAGCTTAAGCCCAATACCTATACACAGGACGAGAAGGTGGCATGGTTATCCACAGTCGAGGGCATGATCAAGCACGAGATCATCGACACCCACATGGACGGGGAAAAGATCTTTTTTGACGGGTACAATGCCGATACGCCGGTGGACACAGTGATGATCGTCTATCCGCCGTATGACGAGCTGTACATCCTGTGGCTGGAAGCAAAGATCGACTATACCAACGGCGAGTATGTCAAGTACAACAACGCTGTGATCCGGTATAACGAGGTCTTCCAGCAGTTTGCAAATGACTATAACCGGCGGCACATGCCGAAGGGAAAGCATATTCGGTACTACTAAGGAGGAAAGCATGAGGCTTGCACAGCTTATGGATAACAGCCCCACGCGGAGCATGGTGGATGTCTTCGCGGGATATGACCATAGCATCCGCATCCAGGACAATTCTTTTTATGACATGGAAAACCTGACCTCCAAGTACTACCCGACTGTCTCGCCGCGGGATAAGCGGTACATGAAGTGGCAGGATACAACCGGACACCGTCCGAATGCGCTGCTTGTGAAGGACCAGCTCATCTATATCGACAGCGGGAAGCTCTACATCGGGGATACTGAGGTACAGGGACTTACGGTGAATTCTCCTGCCAAGTATCAGCACCTCGTGTCCTTCGGGGCCTATGTCATCATCTTCCCGGATAAAAAGTATGTGAACACCAAGAACCCGTCAGACTACGGGTCCCTGGAAGCGAGCTGGTCCTCCTCCGGTACCGTGACCTATGAGATGTGCAACCTGGAAGGGGAAGTCTATAACGGCGCGACCATTTCCGCATCAGAACCGGCGTCTCCGGACAACGGGGCTCTCTGGATCGATACATCCCAGACACCGCATGTCCTTAAGACCTGGTACGCGGATACATCCATGTGGGTACAGGTACCTACCACCTACATTAAGATCACTGCGGACGGCATCGGGGCATCTTTTAAACAGTATGACGGCGTCAAGATCACCGGCATCGACCCCACAATCGGGCAGCTCGCCGAGTTTAATTATAAGGTCAGCGTCCTCTATGACGCGAAGTCCTTCGGTGAATCGGAAGAGCAGACGGACTACATCATCATCCCGGGCTTTATCGATGAGGTGACCACCCAGACGGAAACGCTCAGCCTTGAGCGCTCCCTTCCGCAGATGGATCTTGTCTTCGAGTGCGGGAACCGGCTCTGGGGCTGTCGGTACGGTACGAACATCCAGGGTGAGTTCGTCAATGAGATCTACGCCTCGAAGCTCGGTGATTTCAAAAACTGGTCCTGCTACATGGGGTTATCCACAGACAGCTATGCGGCGTCCTGCGGTACGGATGGACAGTGGACAGGAGCCATCGCCTACAACAGCTACCCGATCTTCTTTAAAGAGAGATTCCTGCATAAGGTGTACGGCAACTATCCTGCGAACTACCAGATCCAGGTGACCGAGTGCAGAGGGGTCCAGAGAGGTGCTGCGGATTCCCTTGCCATAGTCAACGAGAAGCTCTTCTATAAGAGCCCGTTTGGCGTCTGCGTCTATGACGGATCTCTCCCTGTGGATATCTCTTCGAGCTTCGGCGGGGACCGGTTCTGCGGTGTAGATCCTGAGACCTATACGGACGGGGACATCGCCTTCAGCGGCGCCCATGCCGGCGGCATCGGGAACAAGTACTACATCTGCATGCGGTCTGATAAGGACATCGAGTCACCTGATGATCCTGATGTCCTCGTGCCGAATTGGTGCCTGTTTGTGTATGACGATTCCCTCGGTGTATGGCACAAAGAGGAGCAGCGGTTCTACGTGGCTGCATTCGATTCCGGTCCTTCTGAGTCCGGTATCAGCGGACACACGCTGTTCTTTATCCATGACAATGACATTTACAGTACGGAAGCGGTCACGGGATGGGTGGAAGAGCCTGATCCCGTAGCGTGGAGCTTAGTGACCGGAGAGCTCGGGACAGGGATGGCGGACAAGAAGTACATCTCCTCCCTCCTCATAAGGATGAGGGTAGACCCCGGTTCACGGGTGCGGTTCTTAATGAACTACGATTCCTCTGATGTCTGGGTTCATGTAGCTCAGATCACGGGAACCACCCTCAGGTCCTTCTCGATCCCGCTCCGACCGAAGCGGTGCGACCACTTCCGCTTGAAGATAGAGGGCCTTGGCGATGCGAAGATCTTCTCCATCGTCCAGAACCTGGAACAGGGGAGTGATGTGTAATGGCAGCAGAACTATTCAACAAGCCGAGGATCACGGCAAAGGATGACGAGCAGTGGAAGGCACAGGTGAACACCTTCCTCTACCAGCTCGTGGAACAGCTCAACTGGGCTTTTAATGCGCTCCCGGGCGTAGGCATCGAGGGGCAGAGCACAAACACAACCGGCAGCAGTAACAGCCGAAACGGAGGGTGAAATGGCATTTTCATTCAGAGACTATGCGGAATCCGATGAAGTAAAGCGGAGACGGCAGGAAGCGGAGGCCCACAAGAATTATGTGGAATCTGACGCCGTCACAAACGCAAGAAACGCCCTGGCACAGCATGAGCAGAACCGTGTGTCACCGTGGACCGGCGGCACATACGGACAGGCACTGCAGAATGCTGTTGACAGGATACAGAACAGGGAGAAGTTCTCCTATGACCTTAACGGGGACGCCCTGTATCAGCAGTATAAGGACCGGTACATCAACCAGGGCCGTATGGCGATGCAGGACACGATGGGTCAGGCCGCTGCCTTAACGGGCGGATACGGCAACAGCTATGCTGCCACTGCCGGCAATCAGGCGTACCAGGGGTACCTTACCCAGCTTAATGACATCGTGCCTCAGCTCTATCAGATGGCACTCGACCAGTACAACAGAGAGGGCGAGGACATGTACAACCAGGCGAACCTTCTCGGCAGCATGTACGGTCAGGAGTACGGCGAGTACAGAGACCGTGTCGGTGACTGGAACACGGAAGCGGGACGGCTCAGTGACCGGTACAATAACGAGCGGAACTTTGATTATAACAGGTTCTCCAGTGACCGTGACTTCTTTAACCAGGCCTACAATACCGAGCGCCAGTGGGATTACGGTCAGTACAGCGATGCCTATGACCGTGGCTTTGCGAACTACCAGCAAGGCGTATCCGAGTCACAGTTTGCACAGCAGCTTGCCCTTCAGCAGGCCCAGCTCGCAGAGCAGATCCGTTCGAACAAGGCGAATGAGGCTTACCGGTATGCGGCTCTCGCGGCTCAGAACGCACGGTCATCCGGTAGTTCTGGCAGATCAGGCAGTTCCGGAAGATCAGGAAGTGGATCAGGCGCTTCCGGTAGTGCATCATCCACTGGCGCGAATGCAACTGTCGGGCAGATCGTGAACTATATCGCGACTCAGAAAACGAGAGGCGCAACCAATGCCGAAATCAATGCGGCGCTTGCAAGAGCCGGCGTAAGGGGCGATGTGATCCAGGAAGCACAGAGGTATGTATTCAAAGATTCTCAGGTGAGGTAAAGCGTATATGGCAAGAAAAAACAGGGCGGAAGATTTCGACACATGGCTCCAGAGAGGGGATGAACGGAATGATCAGCCCCAGGGGCGGCGTGTACAGGCAGAAGACTTCGGAGCGTGGCTTGAACGTGAGGGCAGCACTCCTCATTCCGCGAGATATATCACACCGGAGATGAACAGCGACCGGCTGCGCGAGATCGCGATGCAGAAGGCGGCACGTAGGAATTACGGGACATGGTATGACCGCACACAGAATGCTGTGAGTAAGCTCAGAGAAGATCGGGAGAGCGCAAACGCATTCATGCAGAAGGATTACCGGGAAAACCAGTCACAGCTCAAGGCAAGGATGGAGGGGGCCGAGAACAAGTTAAAAAAGGATCGTGAGAAAGCCGATGCGTTTAGGCAGAAGGATTACTTAAAGAATCAGGCACAGCTTTTCAGAGCCGGTCAGGAAGAGACCGGCACCGCAAGCTTTTCTGGTGACATCTACCTGGGCAACCGTGATATCTTAAACCCTGTCCTGGAGCAGATGAGCCGTGAAAAGGCTTTCCGTGACATGTTTGCGGACCAGAATGCTGTTACCGGTCATGAGGTCATCGACCAGCTCCTCGGCCTTGAACAGCGGACGCCGGCAGAAGAGAAGCCTGAGCATATACAGCGCATTGAGAACCTGTCCGCGGAAGAAATCAAAGAGAGACAGCGCTCATACAATGACAAGATGACCAATGACATCGACACGGCGAAGCGTCTTCTTGAGATCACCTTTGCCGGTCAGGAAACAGACCGCAGCAATGCTTATGTGAACGGTCTACGCGACAGCCTTGGTGAAAGATGGGGCTTTGATGCCTATGATGCTGATGCGCTGCAGAGCTTTGTGGACAGAGCCGAGCGCGGTGTGATCTATACGGACAGCACCGGCAATGAGACCACATGGGACAGCCTGTATATCAATGCCAGGAACCGTGAGGATGCCGAAGCAAATGCTTTGACCCCCGAGGACCAGCAGGAGCTCCAGAGGCTTTACGGCATGTCTTCCTCTGAACTGGAAAGGCAGTACAGAGCACAGGATGAGAATGCCAGAACGGAAGATCTGAACACGGCAAGGAATCTGCTGAACTATACGAACCCGTGGATGGAGTATGACGATCCTGAGGTCTTGAAAGCCCGTCAGACGCTGAAGGACGCTTATGGCATCGATCCCACTGACTTTGACCAGTTAAGGAATCTTATCGATGAGCTGGAGCAGCGTGAGCAGAGTGACATCATCTACACCGATTCCACGGGCCATAACTATACCTATCAGGATCTCTACTACAACGCCGATAACCGTGAGAAGTTCAGCGAGATGCGTGATGATGAGGGAGCGCTCACCCTTCTGACCGAAGGCTTCCGTCTGTCAAAGCAGATCGATGAGTACACTGCGGACATTGCCGATTCCGGAAGCGCAAAGAACTACACTCCGCTGATCCAGGACGCCAAGCAGAAGATGAACATCATTGCGGACCAGTTGAGCCGTAAGGGCTATGACATGGACCGTCTGATCGGGTATCTGAATACGGAACAGGCGAAGCAGGACTTCCTCATGCAGTCCCAGGCAAATAAGGATTTCGCGAAAGACAATCCGGTGCTTGCGAGCCTTGCCTCGATCTTTGCGACTCCTGTCATGGCGCTTGAATGGGCTACAAACACAACCGGCAGCGGAAATCCAGAGGACCTTCAGAACTATGTCCCACCAAACTATTACGGCATGGATGCCACAAACTTCAGCCAGGATGTCCGAGGCGCTACCGCGCAGGAGATCAAGGATGAGATGCGGCTTGCCGGTTTCGATGATAAATTTGTAAATCTCGCAACATCGGTATATTCCGGTGTTCTTTCTGCTGTCCAGTCGAGAATCCTGGCACTCGCCTGTACTGCGGCATTCGGCCCCGTTGCCGGTGAAGCTGTATCCCTTGCTATCATGGGATCTGCTGCGGCTTCTGAGGAGCTGCGTTCCGGTATCGACCGCGGCCTTGACAGACAGCATGCGATCATTGGTGCTCTGGCATCCGGTATTAACGAGGCCCTTTTCGAGAAGCTGTCCCTGGAGAAGTTCATGGGAAATCTCCTTGACCCCTCAAACATTCCGAAGAGCGTCTTCCAGGCACTCGGAAAGTCTCAGATGCAGAGACTCGTTGAAGGTTCAGAGGAATTCTTCACGGAGATTGCGAACCGGATCGCGGACGGCCTGATCAATGTGGACATGTCCGACTATAATTCTAAGATCCGCGCATACAAGGCGGCTGGTCACAAGGACCCCACCGGCGATGCCAACAAGGAATTCCTCTTTGATATTCTTGAGGCTGCTTTCGGCGGGTATATTGCCGGTGGCGGCATGGGTGCGTTTGCTCTTAACAGGGCATCTTCTTCCCAGTTCCTGCAGCCCGTTATGGGGCCGATGGTGGATGCTTATGCCAACTATCAGCAGAACCGGGGATTTAGGAACATCGGTGCCGGCGTGGTGCAGAACCAGAATGTGACGCCGCTCGTACAGGGTGCACAGCAGTCTGGAAACCAGCGGCTCATGGATCTCGCGAACGATATCGTCCGGAACCCCATGTATCAGCAGTCGGAACAGGTGCCGGTACAGAACGGTCAGCGTGAGGTGGAAAAACCCACGAGAAAACAGGCCCGTGAGTACAATGCGGCAGTCGGTAAGCTTACTTCTGAAACCATCCAGAACGAGGCAAATAAGGCCTTCGGCGGGAACGAGACCGCACTGAAGGAAGTGATCCGCTCCGAGATGAAGTCCAGGAACCTGGCACCGCAGGACTACATGGTAGATGTGGTAGCACAGGTATACAACGGTGATGAGGAGAACCTCTCTGACTACGGTAAATCTGTTGCTGAAAAGATCAATGCTTCCGAGATTGCGGAGCATGTGAGAAGCAATGCTGCAGATATTGAGCGTGAAGCGAACCGGATCTCCGAGGAATCCTACGAGCGTCTTAGAAGCGTAAGAAGCATGGCGGCAGCGGATTATTCTGACAGGGTATCCGAAGCCGGTGAAGTTATCGACACTGCGACCGGCAATTCGGTTGAGATCGCCGAGATCGCGAACATCAGTAAGGACGATGACGGCGCCTATACGATGACATTTGCCACGAAGGACGGCAAGCGTGTAAATGCCGCTGACATCCAGTACGCGGATTCCACACAGGCGGCACTCTATGACGCTGTCCGGGAGTCCGGTGTCAATGCGGAGATCGGAAATGCCATGGTCCGCGCATTCGACCAAAAAGGCACCATTTCGGCCTATAACTACGTGACTGGTATGCTTGAAGGCATGCAGTACGGACGCACGAATCAGACCGCAGAAACCGCGTCAAAGAACGGTTTTTTCGCGGACCTGACACCTTCGCAGAAGGATCTCGCCATCCGTTTCGGAAGATATGAAAACGAAACGGCGATCCAGGAAGCTGTAAAGCGTGTAAATGCTCTTAAGAGCGTGAATAACGGAACCGGGAGAGTGGGCAGCGTTGATGTCCGCTCTGATATGGCTGGCCTTAACAACGCACAGCGTACTGGCATCAGGGCCATCGAGTTCCTGACGGAAAACGGCGTCCTGGCGAACAACTTCCACTTCTTCGCATCTGAGGAAGGGACAGTGAACGGTCATAAGACCCGTGTGCTTACCGAGGATCTTGGCGGAAAGAAGAAGGGATCTGTGGCTCCGAACGGCTTCTATGAGACAAAGACGGGTGACATTTACATCGACCTTAATGCCGGCAACAGTGGCGAAGGTACGATCCTGTTCACTGCGGCCCATGAGTTGACACACTTTGTAAAGCTGTGGTCCCCGCAGAAGTTCAATGACCTGGCTGATTTCGTTGTACAGCAGCTCCATGGCAAGGGCCACAACGTGGATGACCTCGTCCGGGATCAGATGAGAAAGAGTGGCAGCAGGAACCTGTCCTATGAGGATGCCTTTGAGGAGATGGTTGCAGACTCCATGCAGACCATGTTCACGGACGGGGACCTCATGACGAAGCTCCTGGCCCTCAAAGATAGGGACCGTACCCTGTTCGACAAGCTGCATGACTTCATCAAGAATCTGCAGAAGGGTATCCACAAGGTATATGGTGACCTTGAACCTGACAGCCGTGAAGCGAAGTACATCCGTGAGATGGGAGACGCCATCGATCGGATCGCTGATATGTTTGCACAGGGCATCACGGAGGCTACGGAGAACTACTCTGCAGCCCCTGACGCAAAGAACCTGAGTGCAGAACAGCTTGCCGAGCTTAAGAGGAACGGTTTTACTGTGCGGAATGGGCTTGTAGTAGCAGAAAACATGGCTGACGCCGCCGCGAAGGTAGTGAAGCCGGGTGCGCTGGACTACTACTCTTACCGTACGGAACCGGAGTGGGAGAAGAGTGTCATCGCCCAGTTTGGTGATACGCCCGAGACCAGACGGTATATCAGCGCGATCAAAGCCTTTACAAACGCCATGGTGGCGGATGACGCCATCCGGAAGATCGTGCCGATGGGCAGCTATGCCTATGATAAGTACGGACCTCTCCGCGACAATGTCGAGTACGTGATCACGTTCGACATGGATACCTCCTGCCCGAGGACCTTCCAGTTCCTTAAGTACCGTGACGCGATCCAGGCATATGCCAAGAGACCGCTGACATATAACGAGTCCGTGAATCTCCTGGAGCTGATGAGAGCTTTCGGTCAGAACATCCCGTGCTCTTACTGTTATGTGGAAAACAAGCGTGTGCTGCTGTCGGCATCGTACAATAACTTCTTTGCCTTCCGGAATAATGTTCTGAATGAACAGGACGAGAACAAGGCGAAGACCATGATGTACGGCTATGACGAAAAGAAGGGTGCGCTTTCAAAGGCATCCCAGAAGGTATTTGAGGCATGGCGTAAAGACATGGGCTACAATCCCACGGTTTCACAGGTGTGGGAGGCCGCCCAGAAGGCAAGGAACTCTGTCTTCAATTATCTGGATGATCTGCTGCGTAAGAACCTTATCAGCATCAAGCAGCCCCAGAGTAAGCTCGAAGACATGGTCTGCAATCAGTTTGGCGTGAAGGGCCAGGGCGCCCGTGCTGAGATCTCCGGTATCGTATCCGAATGGGTCTATGACACCTATGCCGAGAAGGAACACACATATTTCCTCCAGAACAATCCTGATCTGTCAGAGGTGGATGTCCGTGCGCTTGCGCTGAACCATGAAGCGCTGGCTTATGCGAAATCTGCATCATCTGCAAAGACGGTGTCCAGCTATGTGCCGTACACGGACCAGCTCAAGAACATCTCAAAGGATGTGAAAGACTATGTCATGGGTATGGGTGGCATCCGGAAGCACAGCTCGAATGACTTCCGCATCGACTATGTACAGGACTACATGATGTTCTATGCCGACCTTGCTGCCGGCGGATGGACGGGCCACACCTATACGAAGAGCACCGACTTTGTAAAGATCTTCGGCAGGACCGGTGACCGTATCAACATGTCCATCGCCATGACGGACGGCCCGAACGGAACGGTAAGAGAGAATGCCCTGGAAGGCATGTACTGGAAGGATGCAAGGGCGCTCAGAAAAGCATATAAAAACGCGGGTGTCATGTCCATGGTGACTTCGGATGCCCAGCTTTCCTATGCCCTTAATTCGGACTGGATCGACATGGCGATCCCCTTCCACGCATCGTCCCTTGACAAGAAGGTGTGGTATGATCTCCGTCACTGGTTCGACTACACCTCCAAGCAGCTCGAACGGTTCTACAACTCTACGGAGATGGAACTTGCCCTGATCCAGAAGGCTCTGGATGACGCCGGTGTGGAATACTCTTCCGATGGGATGAACAAAGAACTCATCGAAATGGCGAAGAAGGCCGGTGCCGGCGGAAAGAGTGATGACCGGGCAAAGATCATGAACCGTGAGATCAAGAGGCTGAAGAGCCTCATGGCGAAGAACGGCGTCAAGTACAACACCAAGATGTCCACAACGGAGATCGAGGACCTGTACAACAGCACCTTCGGCGTGAAGACGCTTTACAATGCCGCCGGCAAACGGATCAAGCCGCACTTCCTGCCTGGTGAAACGGTTGTGGATGGAGTCACTGTCCCCGGACACAACAACGATGTGAACCGGTATCTGGAGCTCTGCCGTGAATATGGTGTGCATCCGAGATTTGACGGTGTAGCAGTACAGGACAAGAACGGCAATGACATCAATGTCATCGACCACGAAGGCTACATCAAGCTGATCAAGGAGACCGCGAGAACAGATTCCGAGCAGGAGAAGATCCAGTTCAACCTGGACGAGTACGATGATTATCTCAAGATGACGCCCATGGAATACGCCATGAAGCAGCTTGAGGATTATGCGAAGATCGGCGGCTACGATAACCTCTCCGAGGACCCGATGGGCATCAAGCAGCGGTTCATCGATGAATACCTTGGTCAGGACAGGCCTATCGGCTGGTTCTCTGAGGAGACTCAGGACCTGATCGATGTGGTCAATGAGTTCCAGAATGTAGAGAATGCCGGCGATGACCTTCCCGGGTACATGGATGCCGATCAGGGGATGAAACTCTCCACCAGATCTGATGCGCTCAAACTTAAAGGTGTTGACTGGATGGAGGATCATTCGTCAATTAGGACTCAGCTTGAAAAACATAAGGCAGAATTGGATGCAATGGAACCGGCACTGCAAATAGAATATGCTGGGGAAATTGATGAGGATTTTAAGAATCTTATCCGAGACCAGATAGCCTTACTTGGCGGAAAATCGATGAAGCGAGGAAACGTGACATTCGATTTTGACGAGGAAGGCATAGCCGCAATTAAACGACATGCTGTGGATGATGCCCTCCGCGCAGCGGCATTGGCAGCTCCATATATCGCTAAACGAGGGATTCTGATTTCTGGTCATAAGAATCATGAAGGGACTAACACAACAACACTTACATACGCTGCCCCTATGGTGATAAATGGCATCAGGGCAAATGTTGGCGTTGTGATTCAATTCACAACAAAGGGAAGACCGCATGCGATAAATTTTGCGGTGTCTGACCCGAAATTGTACAAAAAAATAAGAGGAACTACAGACGCGATTCGCAAGCGGACTGGTAAAAGCCAGATCTCTGCCCTGCCGACACTGAGTAGTTCCTCTACTCCGAATCCTACCACCACCTCCGCCGAAAGTCAAGATGGATTTAAAAATTCTGCCCGTGATCAGGGGTACATGGAACTTGCACAAGATCCCGAGAAGAACAAATTCTTCCTGGAGAAGATGGTAAGTGACGCGGCTCGTGAAGCAATGCCTAGTGTTGCAGCAGATAGGCGTGGGAATCCACTTCATCTTTATCATGGTACACCTAGGTTCGGATTTACAGAATTCATAGATTCACAGCATGAGGTTCCGTTCATTTATACGTCTACACTCGCGTCTGTTGCCGCCCATTATGCCGGTGACAACAACTATGCATTTGCAAGACCTATAGGTAAAAAATATGATGGCGGAAGTTCTTTAAAGTCCATAATTCAGGATGCTGAAACTGTATGGGGAAGCAAACTAAAGGTAGCGTCTGAAGAAGATAAAAAACGGATTTTCAATGATGTAAGAAATGAAGCCGTTGCTGTTGCGGATAATCTTGATGAGTTAAGGACAGATAATGTTAACTTTAATCTTGATTGGGATAACGATGAAAACGCCCGCATTTTAAACGCTATTGCGTGGGTGGAAGATATCTTCTGGACCGTTAGGGACGGGGATAATATGGACTCGTTTGAAGCGTTTAATGAAGCAAGAAAAAAGCCTGGGGAACTTGCTCTTTTCGAAAACCTTGAAAACTTTGAACGCAATTCGCGGGTTGTTAAGGACTTTGTCTCGGAACACATTAAAGATTACGATGGTGACACAAAAAAATACCTTCGTTATCTTACCGGGTACGAACTTGGTGATGCCGCAATCGACATTATACACAAGTACGGTAAAATGCTTGACAATGACACCTTGCTTATTGGTGCCGGGGACAATCTTATTATCCCAGAACGCGCAAGAGAAAGCCTTGACCTTGTGCATAACATTGGTGCATACGATTTGTTTGGTAATCTCGGAGAAAGACCTTTCGACATTGACACCAATGGAGCACAGTTCTGGGCAATAAAAGTGCCCGAAATGGGCGATGGATACTATAGTACCGACCAGATATCAAAGTGGGCATATGAAAATGGATATACGTCAGTAATTATGCGTAATATCTATGACTATGGCGACAAGGCTGACAACTACGTGTTTTTCAATTCCTCACAGGTGAAGTCCGCCGACCCCGTTACCTACGATGACAGCGGCAATGTAATTCCGCTGAGCGAGAGATTCAACAGCAATAACCCTGACATCCGGTACAGCATGAGGGACTCCGAGGGCAACACGCTCACGAAGGCACAGCAGGATTTCTTCCAGAACTCTGAAGCCCGTGATAAAAACGGGAACCTACTGCTCGTGTATCACGGCAGCCCGAGCACGGATATTACTGTATTCGACAGAAGCAAAGGCGGATCGCACACCGGGGACTACGATGACAAGAACCTCTTCTGGTTTACGGACAATGAGAAGTTCGCGGACGATTTCTCTTATGAGATGGAACCGGGGAGCAGTGCCTTCCGGTATACGAGAGGAAAGAAAGGCACGGTATATGCCGGCTATCTGAACATTGAAAAGATGTTCGACCTCACAAACCCGTCTCGGGAAGTGCTGGACTATCTGAACCGAAAGCTCGGAGAGGAACGCGCAAAGGAACTGCTGGATTACGGCAATCATCAGTTTATAAAGTTCGAGATCGATTATAACGATCTTAAAGAGATGGGCTTTGACGGAATCAAGGCGAACCTGTACACGAACTACCAGAATAAGCCTGGTGTTGAGTACGGCGTCTTTAATTCCTCACAGTTCAAGAGAGCAGACAATGCTTCTCCGACACTAAGCGAGGACATCCGCTTCTCCGAGCGCGACCTTGATGCGACAGACACACGTACACTGCTCAGCAACGCCCTCCTAGACGCTGCACAGAACGATATCGAGCGGAAGTACATCGAGGACTACCAGTCGAAGATCAGCTCGATGAACGAGGAGCAGCGGAGGCTGAACGAGATCCGTGACGAGATCCGCGAGATGAGCTTCGGAACCGGCAAGAGGGACATGGATAAGCTCCGGTCCTTAAGGGATGAGGCGAACAAGCTTGCGAACCGGATCAACATCTACGATAAGCAGCTCCTAAGGATCGAAGCCATGAAGCCGATGAAGGCTGTGGTGAACCGGGAGCGGACGAGAGTAGAAGCTGACATCCGAGAGCAGATGAATGCACGGCTTACGGACTACCGGAACCGTGTGAGCTCCAGGGAGTACATTGCCAGTATCCAGAATGAGGTGAAAGGCTTACAGACGAGGCTCCTGCACCCGAAGGCGAAGACGGTTATCCCGGAAGCCTTTGCGAGACCTGTGGCAGACTTCCTGTCGAGCATCGACTTTACCACCTATTACAAGAATGGTAGGCCGAGAGGCGGCATGGCAAACGCCAAGAGGGAGCAGATCAGGAACAGCCTGACAGCCCTTGCTGAGAACCTCGAAAAGAACGAGGAGCACCTGTTTGATGAGTACAACGGCCTGGACATCTCACCTGATATGCAGCAGTGGATTAAAGACACCGTGGCAGTTTTTGACCGGATCACGGAGAGCGAAGGCACCTTTACGGTGCACCAGATGTCTCCGGATGAGCTGAAGAACCTGTACAAGATGCTTACCGCGATCCGCACTGCGGTGAACAAGGCCGGCAAGATGTACACGAACATGAGCTCGAATGTCATGGACCTTGGTGTAGGCACCATCGAGTACCTTAAGCCGTACATCGGGAAAGAGCGGTCCGCAGTCGGTACGAGGGTATTTAAGACTCTTGGCTGGGACTATGCACAGCCCGTGACGGCATTCAGCCGCTTCGGTGACGCTGGCAAACAGGTATACAAAGGACTGCTCTCCGGGCAGAAAAAGGAAGGCGAGAATGTCCGGAAGATCCTGGACTTTGTCGATACGGCCTACACGAGGAAAGAGGTAAACGATTGGCAGAAAGAGCTGCACACCGTTCATATCGGCGGCATGGACTACCAGGTCCCGGTCACCTACATCATGGAGCTCTACAGCATGATGAAGGACAAGGGAGCCGTACAGCACATTACAGGAGGTGGCGGAATCCGGTTTGATGACCTGACCTATGGCAGGACCGGAAGAAAGAAGACAAAGACTTTTGCAAATACGCTGATCACCGAGGAAGAAGTGGATGCGATGATCGCGGAGCTGACGCCCAGGCAGAAGGAAGTGGCCTCGAACTTACAGGAATTTATGGACCGTGTCGGCGCTGAGTGGGGCAACGAGATCTCGCTTACGAGATTCGGCTACCATGCATTCGGGCAGATCGAGAACTACTACCCGATCCGGACCATTAAGGGCAACTCAGAGTACGAGGCTCAGCAGAAACGGGCAAACATCTATGCTCTGCTGAACAAGAGCTTCACGAAGGAGCGTGTGGAAAATGCGAACAACGCGGTCATCATCGGGGATGCCTTCAAGACCTTCTCCAATCATATGTCCGAAATGGCAGTCTACAATGCCTGGGCTCTTCCGGTGATCGATACCATTAAGTGGTTTAATTACAAAGAGGCACAGGATCTGGACGCCGGCACTCCTGAGAGATCCGTAAAGGATGCCATCAGGATGGCCTACGGAGCCGAGAGAAGCAATCCTGCTGACGAGTACATCAGAAGGCTCCTGGAATCCATCAACAGCCAGAAGAGCGGAGGCTTATCCGAGTCTCTTGCCTTCCACAATCTGCGGATGGTGAACAGGGTAGCAGTCTCTGCGAACATCCGAGTAGCGGTACAGCAGCCCTTCTCGATCACGAGAGCTTTCGAGCTGCTGAACCCGAAGTTCGTACGGCTCACCACGCCGAAGACACGGAAAGAGGCATACGAGGAAATGCTGAAGTACAGCAGCTTCGGGCAGTGGAAAGACCTTGGCTACTACGATGTGGATATCTCCAGACCGCTGGAAGCCGAGATCCTTAAGAATGCATCGGCGGCGGACCGCTTTACGGAAAAGACCATGGGCCTTGCAGAAAGAGGTGATAAGTTCACCTGGGCAACCCTGTGGCACGGCTGTAAGCTGGAGGCCATGAGCAAAGGCCTGACCGGAGAAGCTGCTTCAAAGGCAGCGGCTGAGAAGTTTGATGATATCATTGCGAAGACCCAGGTAGTGGACTCTGTCCTTACCAAGTCGCAGTGGATGAGATCGGACAGCTTCTGGCACCGGATGACCTCGGCCTTCATGTCGGAGCCTATGACGAGCTACAACACCTTGCTGAGACGGTATGACCAGTTCGTGCGAGACGCTGCAGAGCATGGGAAACAGTACGCATTAAAACGGAACGGGAAAGCCATTGCCGGCACACTTGCAGTATTTGTGCTGACTCAGCTCGTAAATGCCCTTGTGACTGCTCCTATTGATGCATCGAGGGATGACGATGACTATAAGACCTGGCTCGAGAAGATGCTGGAGAAGTTCAGAAAGAGTGCTCTGGAGAACCTACTCCCGACAGGCATGATGCCGTACATCTCAGACATCGTGGAATATGCAATTTACGGGCAGGAAGACAGAGCTGATATAGCGATGTACACGAAGCTGATCGATTTTGCGAAACAGGTCCACTCGCTGTTTACATCGGAGGATTCAAAGCAGTACAAGAAGGACAAGGCCATCATGCAAGGCCTCTCGGTCTTCAGCAATGTCTCCGGTTTGCCGCTGTCCAATATGCTGCGGGATGCAATAGCGATCTACAACACCACTGTAGGAGATATCCTCAAGGTCAATCACGGTGCGCTGAAGTTCCAGACATCCGCAGACCCGAACAAGGTAGGTTATGAACAGTTCCTTAAGGCAGTTAAGGCCGATAACACGAACCGGATGACCTATATCAACGGGGAAATGCTGGAGAACGGCATCGCACCGAAGACGGCGCTGAACGGCGTTTTGGATCTTCTGAAAACCGAGTACGAAGAAGGCGCTGACCGCGGCAAGCTCACGAAAGATCTGGACAAAGTCCTTGCATTCTTCGATGCCGAGGACGATGCGGAGCTTACTATGGCCTACTGGGATTATGACAAGGAAAATCCGGATCAGGACGAGCGCGGGATGTACAACATCACTTCCTTCCGGAAGTACTACAACACGGTACGGCCTGATGGCATCAGCCTTGAAACATATGAGCAGTATCTCAGTGAAACAGACGGGCTGAAAAAGAAGGAAGAGAAGATGCCGGTGATCGACTCGCTGCCGATTACGGATGAGCAGAAGGATTCGCTGTACTACTTAAACGGCTGGTCAGCAAACACCATTGACGAGGCACCCTGGCATGGCGGAAGCGTGGCAAAACCGGGACAGACAGAAGAACCGGAGGAAGCAGTTGAGACAAGCCTCGGCGCGAAATCGTACCAGTGGTACACGGAGAACGCGGAGCCTATCGGCATCGAGCTCAGTGACTATGAGAAGTACTACGCGAAGCGGGAGAAAGCTAAGAATCAGGACTTCGATGGTGACGGCAAAGCTGACGTGACCAAGAAGGAGATGATCGTCAAGGCAATCGATGAGATGCCGATCTCGAAAAAGCAGAAGGACTTCCTGTACCTTCGCGACTACAGCGAGAGCGGACTTAAGGATACGCCCTGGCACAAGTAACAGAATTAAGGGGGGGTTTTTATAGCCTCCCCCATTTTATAGAATCATCTGAAAGAGAGGTGAAGCCATGCTTATTAATGTGAATGTTCTGGACCAGGCCATGAAGGGCGTGGACGGGAAGTCCCCGTACATCGGCGAAAATGGTCACTGGTGGTTTTATAACGATAAAACAGAGGAGTGGGAGGACAGCGGCATCTCTCCGACAGGGAGCGATGCACCGATCAGCGATGTCATAATCAATGATGACTTCACGATCACGTTTGTCTTCTCAAACGGGTCCACGCTGACTACCCCGTCCATCAAGGGAGCTGACGCCGCGAACATCGTCTACTGTACGAACTCTGACAAGACGCTGGTCCCGGAAGGCCTTGACGATGAGGGCATATACCATCCCGCATCTACGCTGCGGCTGTCGCTCATCGAAGAGAACTTCCCGAGCGGTTATCCACAGGTGGATGATTTCCTGATCACCAGAGGCGGAGTCCTCCTCAAGGTGACTGCAAGGGATGAGGGAGAAGGCGCCGTGAACCTGTTTTGCTACGCAACGTGCGTGGCAAACATGAACGGCGGGTTGACCGGAGATGAATTTTCCGTAGACCGGCTGTATGCTCCGGTCTTTGCAAGCATCGTGGGGCTGCAGTTCCAGGAGGTGGAGATCAACGGCGTGACCCACCTGAGACTGGATTAAGGAGGTAGGAATGGCAACGTATACGAAAATTCTGGGGCCTGTAAACTGTGCGTCAACGCCGGCAGGAACCGAGACCGGTCCTTTCCAGGGTCAGGTAGTTCTGGAGCAGACCCCGAACTTGTCCGCGAACACATCGCGTGTGGCCTGGAGATTTGAAATCTGGCACAATCAGGCATCGTACTGGTCATACTCATATACCAATCAGGTCAAGGTGATCCTGGACGGTCAGACGATTGTAAACACAAACAATATCGGCCCGGTAGTATTTAATAATGAGCACTACAGGAGCAATCCGTTTGTCCTGGCATCCGGTGAGATCACGGTGCGGCATAATGATGACGGATCATATGACCTTCCTGTTTATGCCCTCTATGACCAGACAAATGTAAACGAGACAGCGATGGGCAATATCACTGTACAGGGAACGGTGGCGTTGGAACCAACACGTGCCGAGGCATCTATCTCTGACTGTCCGGACCTGACTCTGGACGGCTCCAATGACCATACAGTCACCTGGAATTCCATCAGTGGACTGTACTATAAGGTAGAGTACAAATACGGTGATGATGTTCTGCATACCAGTGATGTGGTAGCCGGTACAGGCAGCGCAGTGTCAGCCACCTGGGAAGATGTTCCTGTAAGCATCGCGTCCTATGCCGCGGCTTCTGCATCGAGCATGAGTGTCTCGGTGATCTTATCCACATACTCAGACGCTGCATGCACCACGCTGATCGGCACCAATACCAGGACCTTCACGGTGACCTTCGCGGAATCCGCCATGATCCCGGTGATCGGCTCCATCACCCTGACGCACTCTGACACGCTGGACGGCTCTTATGTATCCGGTAAGTCGAGCACGGGAGCTGCATGGGAAGTGACAACCAGAGGCGGCGCTTCTGTCGCATCAGGCTATGCGGTATATGTGGATGCTGACGGAAACGAGCTTGGAGCTCGTGTATCAGGGACCTCTTCCGCGAACCTCGGCATCCTGTCGGTTTTTGCTGACACCTCGAAGGAGATCCGGGTGAAGGTATCAATCACGGACTCCAGAGGGAATACGGCAGAAAAGTATTCTGCATACTTCACTGCCTACGGCTATGCGGTTCCTTCCATCAGCGTCCTGTCTCTGGAAAGATGTGACGCATCTGGGAACAGGAATCCCGCCGGCGAGTACTTCAAGGCATATGTGTCCTACAGCATCAGAAGTCTGAATGCGAAGAACGGCAAGCACATGGGGCTGAGCTACTTCTTTACGGGCAGCCGGGAAGACAGCTCTTCCTGGATCTCTCCCGAGGTGGCTGATCCCGCAGGATATAACGGCACAGTGGCTCTCGGACCGTATCCGCTTCCGACAGGCAGTGAGGATTCCATCACGGTGATCGCCTATGTCTGGGACTACTACACAGCAGAGAGCAAAGCCTCAAAAGAGGCAGCTATCCGGAGCTCAAATGTCTTCGTAGACATCCTTACGGACAACCACGGAAAGAAGCTCGGAATCGCCTTTTTTAAGGTAAATGACAAGGCCGGCACAGTGCAGCTCGGGTGTGACCTTGAGGTAGATGGTACGATCAACTTCTACGATTCGAACAGCGTAGCGAGGTGCACCATCGATCCGACTGCCGGCATCATCTTTCGGGACGCGAACGGCACTGTCACGAGGACATACTCAAACACATAAGAGAGGAGCATAGATGAAGAGAAGAACCACATCGTTCCTCCGAGTGAGGATCAATAAGCTCGCAAATGCGGACATCGAATCCATAGAATTCCTGTTCCGCCAGGAGCGGGACGAGGACAGCACACCGAGCCTCTTGAAGGCGTACCCTTCTGATGTCCGGTATGACAAGCTGGGTGACCGGTACATGATCGGCTTCACAGAAGAGGAGACGGCACTCTTCCTGGAAGATCATGAATTCTTTATGGACACCAGGATCAAGTTGAAGAGCGGGTACATCCCCCAGACGAGCATGACGAGGCTCTGGATGTGCGGGACGCTTTTTGACAACTCGATGGACACCGAGTACAACCCCTTTGAGACAGGGAAGTCTCCCTATATCGGGGAGAACAGCCACTGGTTCTGTTACAACGATGACACCGAGGAATGGGAAGATACCGGCGTGGTGGCAGTGGGGAGAGACGGAACGGATGCAGTGATCTATACGCTGGAGCCTTCTAATCCTCTGATCGTCTACGATCCCAATGCTCTCAGGGTCTTCCCGTACAAAGCAAATTATCCCGTATCGGTAAGCCTGACCGCATACAGATACCGGAACGGCGTCAAGGAAGCGTATACGCCTGATACCATCGTGGCGAGAGTGACCTATATGACCTTCGACCAGGGAGCATCGATGGTGCAGAAGACTGCTACAGAGTCACCCACGCTCAGCTTCCCGACAAACGAAGAAAACGGGTGGGTTACTGTCGAGGCATCCTACATGGACCCGAACGGGAACGAGATCAAGTGCACCATCCCCTACGCCAAATGCGGCGAGGATGGAGACACAGCGGAAGCGGTCTGGTATACCCTGGAACCGTCCGCACCGATCATCCTGTACAACCCGGATCTCACAGCAAACAGCCCCGCATCTATCACGCTGTCTGCATACAAGTATGTCAATGGCGTGAAGTCGGCCTATCAGGCAGCACTGATCACGGCTGTGATCACGTACGCCGAACCGCGGCCTACACCGGCTACAGTCACGAAGACGGCGGCAAACGCGAGCTCGCTGATCTTTCCGATCACTCAGTATGGCGCTCGCGCATCGGTGGTGGCGTACTTTGATGACGAAAAGGGCAACCGGATCACATGCACGATCCCGTCTGTTAAACAGGCTTCCGGTGTGACCCCGTTCCCTACGATCAATAACACTGACGCGACTCTGGAGCCCAACAGCATGATCAACGTGGCGAGGACCTACCCTGATTCCATGCCTACACCCTCTGTAGGTGACTATGCTTTCACGAAGGCCGGCGTCCTGCTAAAGGTCTCGGAAGTCACCAGCACTTACATCGAGTACGATGTCATCGCGAACCTTAACCTGGTTCAGCACAGATCATAAGGAGGCAACCTATGGCATTAGATAAATTAGTAGACGGTGCGAAGCTCGATGCAGACCTCACGGCAGTGGCAGATGCGATCCGTGAGAAGGGCGGCACCAGTGAGGAGCTGCAGTTCCCGGAAGGGTTTGTAGAAGCCATCGATGGGATGAGCGGGGAACCGGAATTAAATCTGGTTACGCTGAGGGTGACGGATAACGTGACTGCAACAGGTCTTCAGATGCGTGGAATAAAATATAATGAGTCAAAAAAAACTCTACAGCCACAGAGCGTTATTATTTCGGCAGGATTGACCAAGGATGTGTATATACCAAACGGCTCAAACTGGGTTATGGTTCTCTTGGAGACAAGCGCGAATGCTGTGCCGGCAGTGGATCTTTCAATCGAGTCCGATTATGTAAAGGAATTAGACCGTGTCGGAAAAAACCATATCCTACAGATTCGCCGAACATCAACGGACCCGCTGCTTATCGAAATGACCATCAACCAGGCAGCATCATGAAAGGAGGACTCCTATGGTAATCTTAGCATCTTGTAATCACGATGAAGAGGGCCGTCTGGGATGGGAAGGGAAGAGTAAGCCCGGTGACCAGACAGGCTCTGAGGTAAGCCTCGTCCCATATGAGACATGGGACCCGAAGGTCTGGAAGGCAGTGTACAGAGCAGAGGACCCGATGGTAGCATGGAGGATCGCCCAGGCCGGCATCCAGATGTGCAGAAACAACTGCATCGGCTATGATCAGTCGCACCGGATGACCTTCCACGATGAGCTGATGAAGACCGGCAACATCGATAAAATCAACGTGCCGTGCAGCACGGACTGCTCCGCCGGTACGTGCGCGGATATCATCGTAGCCGGGTATCATGACTTCCCGAACAACTTAAGGACAGCCTACTGGGATAAGTACTGCATGGCGTATGGGAAATTCCGGAAGTTTGACACGGAGGAGTATACCCGCCATCCGGATCTCCTGGAAGACGGCGATCTGCTTCTGAAGGAAGGACACATCGTCATCGTGGCATCAACCGGTAAGGGACAGAAGTACAACACGATCCCGAAGTACGTGCTGAAGTGCACGAATCGGTCCTATGTCTACCGGTCTCCGGAAGCGAAGATCACGAACATATATGTGGGCCATCCGCTGCTCGGTAAGGACAACCTGGTGGACTACTGCGATGAGGACGGTGACTTCTACTTTGTGCGAATCATCGATAAATGGGCCTGGGTGCCGAAGAAAAATTTCACCCGAAGAGATCCTGTGGTAGCCTACAAAGTCGGCGATTTGGTGCGTTTTAAGGGCGGCAAGCTACATGTTTCTACGGGTGAGAGCTCAGCCTGGATCACGGTCCCTCCCTTTAAGGGAGAGATCAAAACCATCGTGAACGGCAAGGCTTACCCTTACTATGTGCATGCTTACGCATATGACGGATGGGTGTCAAAGGAGGAGATCGAGAAGGTATGACAGAAGCTATCGTTGTGGCGCTTATCACGGTTGCCGGCTCGATCATCGTACAGCTCCTGATCTCCAAAAACAACGCCAAAAAGCAGGAGATCGCGGATGCGGTAAGACAGCAGAGGATCGATGACCAGCTCGATGTCATAAGGACCAGACTGGACGAGCATAATGGCTATGCCAGGATGTTCTCAGACATGACCGACAGCATCCAGAATATGGCCCTTACTGTGACGGAACTCAAGAAGGACATAGAATACATCAGAAAGGACAGGTAGGCAGATGAGCAACAAAATGTATGACATCCTCACGAAAGTGCAGCGATGGCTACCCGCTCTTGGTGCGTTTTATCTCGGGCTGTGTAAGGTCTGGGGCCTCCCCCTGGGGGATGAGCTCAATCAGACGATCGCGCTGATCGCGACACTCCTCGCAGCCACACTGGAGATCAGCACCGTGCAGTACCAGAAGAGGTTGGACACAGGCGGGGACTAAGAGGGCCGGGGCATAAGCCCCGGCTTTTTGATTCATCTTTTGCTGGATACAGAGCCTTTCTTTTTTGACAATTTGCAGCACATTTGCAACAAATGCACCATATTTCTTAAATTCATTAGCTACAGCCCGCATATTTTCTTGAGGCCACATTTATTTCACATTTTTTCTATTGACATTCATGGACAAGGATGATACATGAAAAAGTGAGGTTTTATGCGGCTTTCAGAAGTTGATGCGAGTGAGAAATGAACCAAGAAATGATGAAGTTTGCAACAAATCTGCAACAGTCAGAGCACTCTGTATATCCGCATCTGTGACGCAAGGTAATCATCGTCCAGATGAGTGTAGACAGCCTCGGTGATATCGTTTATCACATGGCCCACGATACGCTTTATGGCAAGGGCATCCATCCCCGACTTGTGAGCGTATGTCACGAAGGTGTGCCTGGTGTCATGTGGTGTATGACCGAGGTGATCCATAAAGGCTGCATAAGAGTATCCGGTCAGGCGTTTTCCCCTGTGGCTGACGGCAAGCGTTTTTAAGCCGTTTTTACGGGCAAATTTCAGCATCTTCTCCACGGTCGATAAAATAGCCGGGTGTATTGGTATATGCCTGAAATGACCGCTTTTTGTCTTGCTCCCGTGGATATAGAAGAAGCCGGCTTCGAGATCCACTTCATCCGCAGTCAGGGTCATAAGTTCTCCCGGCCTCATGCCGGTATAGATGCCCACCAGAGCGGTCCAGCTCGTCATATCCTCTGATTCAAAGAGCTCCGTGACCTCAGGATAGGAGAAGGACTTCCTAATGATGTCGGTCTGCTTCTTATGGAAGTCCAGGGCTTCGGCGATGTTCCGCTGTACCAGGTCATACCGCATGCCGTATTTGTAGATCATCCCGAGAAGGATCTTGATGTTAAATGGCATGGACCGCGAAGTGGATACCGCAGTTATTGTCTTCTCGAGTTCTTCTACGGTGAGGTATGCGATTGGCTTATGGTGCAGCTCTTTGATCATGCCCCACAGGTGCTCGTACTGCCTGGACACTGCTGGGCTGACCCTTGGGAAGTGGATGGCTGACCATGAGAGATACACATCCTCAAGTGTAGCCACAGGTGTCTGCCTGTCCGGGACCTTTGCCGTAGCCGAGAGGAGAGCGGTCACAGCCTCTGATTTAAGATGATAGTAGCCAAGGACCTTATATCCGGTAGGCGTATAGATCCTTGCCATCCAGGGCTTATGACGGCTTCCCGACAGCCGGCAGACGGTGCCTGTTCTGTTTGGTAGCTTCATTTCTTTGGTTTCCTTTCTTTTGTTTGTTTAATTAGCCTCCTTTCTTTATGTAAACCCCGAAGGGGATTACTCTTCGCACTGCATCTCTTCCATGATGCTCTCTATTTTATCTCTACTCAGGTGTCGGTGGCCCGGTAGGCTGCCGATGATGGTATATGTCACAAGCGCCATGGTCGCGATAAGGATGATGACCATTAAGGAGAGGATTAATTTCGATGTGTCCATATTATCCTCCGGTAAAAATTCATTGCTTGACATCTCGAACAAATGTTCGTATAATTGCTTTGAAAGGAGCAAAACCATGGACACCCGTTTCGAGGAGTTATTAAGTAAATTGTCAGAAGAGCAGAAGCGCAGATACTTTATTTATCTCCTATCATTGCTTGGAGAAACTTCAGAGCAGCCTCAAGCTGTTCCGGAGAAAGACGGTCCAGAAGATCGATGATCTCATCATGCGTAGGATCTGTACCATCTAATAAATCATCTATATCACAGCTCAGTGCCTTTGCCAGTGGCGCGATCTGAGAAGCGTTAAGAGATCTCTTTCCGGTTTCTATTAAGGAAATCATGCTCTTTCCGGAGTAGCCGAGCTTCTTCGCGAGATCCGCCTGGGAGATGCCGAGAGCCATTCTCCTGTCCTTTATCCGCCGGCCTATAATCTCATCAAATTTCATAATGTAAACCTCCCTTTTCCCTTTTATTATAACGCTTTTTCCACATTTGGCAATCTTTTTTTATTTTTTTTGCGAAAAAGGGTTGACAAGCCGTAAACCGTGTGATAAGATTCAGACAGTTCACAGATAGTCAACCACACAAACAACCAAAAAAACGAAGGGAGAAACCAAATGAAGAAGATTAGCTTAGCAAAGGTTACAGACGAGCAGCTCGATGAGATGATCAAGGAAGTTGAAGGCCGCGCAACGGCGAGAACGATCACAGCGAAGAGAATCCGTGAGATCCTGGCAGATGTCCAGCAGAAGGTCCCTACCAAGAAAGCCCTCGAGCAGACCAAGGTTGTTTACACCGGTGCTGAAAAATTCCCGAACGCATACAAGTACACCCCGGAAAGCACCCACTTCAGCGCGGAGTTCCTGCATGGTGCCTGGGTGATCACCGATATCTATCGTACAACATGTCCCAACCGGTACGCAAACATCAATGTCACTTACTCAGAGAGCGCAAAAGCAGCTATCATCGAAGCTTTATCTGCATACACGGCCTAAAGAGGAAAGGAGAACACGATGTACAAAGATTTTATCGAAAACCTGAAAGAGAAATGGATTGGCAAGAAAGTGAATTTCAGGGGTAAAAATTACAAAGTGGTTGATGTTGATTATAACGGCAGTTTGTTAATAGACATGCCAACGTATTACCACGAATCATATACTTCAAAAACAACAGCAGTTGCGCCATACATGGTAAAAATCATTGATTACTAATTTTAAACCCTGTCGGTAGGTGGTCAGACCGTCACTGTAATGCAGCCGAAGCCGGTCACAAGCCCGGAAAGATGCAGAGTGCAGTAAAAAAGGGAAGGAGGTTAGGATGTTTAGCAAGGAGAAGTTCGCCGAGTCTGTCCGGAGTAGTGGCTTGAAGAAAAGATACATCGCCGGTCAGATCGGAATGGCCTATGGCAATTTTGTTAAGAAGACCAACGGCGTAGTAGAGTGGAAGGTAGACGAGGCACTCGCGGTGTCGAAGGTCTTGAAAATGACCAGGATAGAAAGAGATTCTATTTTTTTTGCTTAAAAGGTTTACAAAAAGCAAACCATCAGCAAAGGAGACCACAAATGAAAACGAACATCATCATCGCCACCATCATCATCGTCACGATCCTGATCTACGGATACCTGGTGCATCTGCACGATATCCGGATGGACATGGTCTCGGACGAGTGGGTGGCCCAGATGGCAGAAGACTATGAAATGTTCCCAGAGGACTGGGAGTGAAAAAACAAAGGAGGAAAAAATGAAAGAAGTAATCACTATCACCAGAGAGCAGTACAGGGAGGCTGTTGCCAAGACGGTGCAAAAATTGGCTGGGTCTGAAAAGCTCCAAAAAGTAGGAGGCATTGCTACGTTCCTCATTCCGATGACCGGTATGACTTTCGCAAGTGACATGGAAGAGATCCTTTTCGAGGACGAGCCCGAGCAGAAGAAGCCCCGCGAGTCTGCGACACCTGACCTGTTCGGAGGTGAGTATGATCGCTGAACTTAAGTATGCGGACCATGACGAATGGTTAAAGATCCGCAGCCAGTACATCGGTGGTTCGGACGCCGGTGCAGTGACAGGAAAGAATCCCTGGATGAGCCAGTACGAGCTGTGGGCTCAAAAAACCGGCAAAATCCCGCCGACAGAGGAGAAGCTGATCATGCGTGTGGGCAGCTACCTTGAGGAGTTTGTAGCCACCGAATTCGAAGCCAGAACAGGGAAGAAAGTCCGGAGAAAGAACAGGACGCTGGTGAATGACGAGTACCCTTTCGCCTGTGCGAACCTGGACCGGACCATCGTAGGCGAGAAGGCCTTCCTCGAGTGCAAGACCACACAGTCACTGACCGTCAAGAAACAGGTGGGCGGGGCTGAGTTCCCGGACATCTACTACTCACAGGTGCTGCACTACCTGGCAGTGAGCGGCTTGCAGAAGGCCTACCTCGCAGTGCTTGTCGAGAACCGGGACTTCTTCATCTTCGAGCTGGACCGGGATCAGGAGCAGATCGATGCGCTGATGGCGCTGGAGAAGGATTTCTGGAGCCACGTGCTCTCAGATACGGCGCCTCCGGTAGATGGATCTGATAGCACAACAGAGACCCTGGCTACCCTGTATCCCAATTCCGATGGCTCTACCGCAGACCTCTGGGCATATGAATCAGAAGTCGAGCAGTACCTGGCCCTCAAGGACCAGATCAAGGACCTGACGAAGCTTGCCGATGAGAAGGCCAACGTGATCAAAGAGGCAATGAAGGAGGCCTCAAAGGGTGTAGCCGGTCCTTACAAGATCTCTTACGGGAACCAGATCCGGAAGACGCTGAACAGTAAGCAGCTCTTTGAGGAGCATAAGGAGATCAATCCGGACGCCTACTACAGCGAGACGCAGTACAGAGTCTTTAAGGTCGCAGGAGGGAAGAAGTCATGATCACTCATTCAAGATTTTCAGAAGGAAAGGTTCCGATCAAAGTAGACGGTCATACCTACGAGCTGGAGATCCGGTCACAGGAAGACGCGCTGTCCGTAGCCATGTATGACGAGTTTGAGGAAGCGAAAACGCTGCTTGCAATCGCATGCGGATCTATCCGGACCCCGGACGCGAAGGGCGTCAGTCAGGCCCTGGCATATGCGCTGCACAGGTGCTACCTGAGGGTCTTGGCAGAAGAGGAAGAAGCAAAAGAAGAAAAGGAGGAAAAGTAACCTATGGCAACCCCTATTACAGCACCGGCAAAGAATACCGGCAAGACGATGCAGGATTATATCAAGGCCCTGGCACCGGAAATCAAGAAGGCGCTTCCGAGCGTCATCACCCCGGAGAGATTTACCCGCATGACTCTGTCGGCGCTCTCGGTCAATCCGAAGCTCGCTGCATGCACCCCGAAGAGCTTCCTGGGCGCCATGATGTCTGCAGCACAGCTCGGCCTTGAGCCCAACACCCCGCTCGGTCAGGCGTACCTCATTCCCAGAAAGAACAAGGGAGTAGACGAGGCTGTCTTCGAATTGGGATATAAGGGATTGATAGATCTTGCATACAGATCTGGTGAAGTAGAAATCGTACAGGCTCAAGTAGTGTACGCAAACGATACCTTTGAGTGTCAGTTCGGCCTGGAACCGAAGCTCGTACATGTTCCTGCAGATCATGACAGAGGCGAACCGATTAAGGTATATGCCCTTTTCAAGACAAAAAACGGCGGATATGGCTTTGATGTCATGAGCATGGACGATATCAGGGCTCACGCGAAAAAGTACTCGCAGAGCTACAATTCCAGCTTCTCACCGTGGACTACATCCTTTGAAGAGATGGCGAAGAAGACGGTACTGAAGAGAGTCCTTAAGTATGCACCACTTAAGTCTGAATTCGTGAAGGCCGTAGCCCAGGATGAAACCATCAAGACAGAGCTCAGCGATGACATGTATCTTGTTCCGAATGAAGCAGAGCTCATCGAATCAGAAGCACAGGAGGTGAGCGAGAATGCCGAAACCGACACAGACCGCGCTGATTCTTGACTACATGGAGCGGTTCGGCTCCATCAATCCCCTGGAAGCGATGATGGACCTGGGATGCATGAGACTGGCTGCGCGGATCGCTGATCTGCGCTCCCAGGGGCATCTCATCAAGGGAAAGATCGTGGACGGCGTCAACCGCTTCGGGGAGCCGGTTCACTTCTCAGAGTACAGCCTCGTGACTGAGGAAGGAGGAGCTGATGAATAAGGTGATCTTATGCGGGCGCCTGACGAAGGACCCGGATGTCCGGTACTCGTCCGGAGCCACTCAGACATCTATAGCACGGTATAACCTCGCGGTGGATCGGAGGGTCCGCCGTGAGGACGGAACGCAGGAAGCTGACTTTATTTCCTGCGTGGCCTTCGGAAGGAACGGCGAGTTCGCGGAAAAGTACCTCCGGAAGGGCATGAAGATCCTTGTCGAGGGCCGCATCCAGACGGGGAGCTACACGAACAGGGACGGACAGAAGGTCTACACCACCGATGTGGTGGTAGAACATCATGAATTTGTCGAGTCAAGAGCTGCACAGCAGGAAGCGCCGGCAGCGGCTCCTGCACAGAGACCGGAGCCGTCATACACACAGTCATCTATGGATGACTTTATGCCGATACCGGATGATGTGGCAGATGACGGACTGCCGTTTGCGTGAGGCGAGAGATGAGGGAGAAAGATGGCTGACATCAGATGGATAAAGATTACAACAGACATCTTTGATGACGAGAAGATTCTGCTGATTGAAAGTTTACCGGAAGCGGATTCAATAATCGTGATTTGGTTCAAGCTCTTGTGCCTTGCCGGGAAGATGAACAACAGCGGCGTTTTTGTTCTGAATGACAAGATGGCCTATACGGACAAGATGCTTGCCACAATCTTCCGGAGAAAAGAATCTACAGTCTCTTTGGCGCTAAAGACCTTTGAGCAGTTCGGCATGATCGAGATCGTAGACGATGTAATCACCATACCAAACTGGGGGAAGCATCAGAACCTCGATCAGCTCGAATCCAAGAAGGAGTATATGCGGACATACATGCAGCAGTACCGCAGAAAACAGGCCGAAATCGCCGACAAAACTAACGGTAAGGTTAACCGTAAAACTAACAGTAAAGCTAATGTTAGCTCGGTAGATAAAGATATAGATAAAGAGATAGAGATAGAGATAGAAGAAGAGAAGAAGGAGAGGGAGATATATTACGCGCCCGCGCGCGAGGAACCCCTCCCCCCTCCTATCCGGAGAAATCCTGAGCCTGTAAAGCCGGCCTATCCTGCTGAGATGACCCAGTGTATGGACATGTGGAACGGCTTACAGGAGTACGGGATAAAGCCGGTCCTGGATATAGCTGGTCAAAGATACATGCTCCTGACCGAGATCCTTCAGAAGCATGGCATGGACGGGTACAGCAAAGCCATCGATATGGTGAAGGCATCGGAATTCCTCCAGGGAAAAAATGACCGGGGATGGAAAATCACTTTTGACTGGTTTGTCAAACAGAGCAACTTCTCGAAGGTGCTTGAAGGTAACTACGCGAATGAAACCGAGACCAAAGATGATGCGTATTTAAAAATGGTCGAGGAGTGGGAAAGGAAGGCGAACGGTGACAAGCAGCGAATTTACAAGGCTTAAGAGCATCATACAGAGTTCGTATCGTGCAGCATGGCTCGATCAGCCCGACCTGGCAGAGCGGTTCTTCAACTTTTGCAATCAGTACCCTTATGAGATCTGCAAAAGCGCGGTTGTTGCGCTCATAGAGTACGGGAACGATGACCTTCCGGTGACCATGCAAGTCATAGAAACACGGATAGAGAGAGAAGCTCGGAACCAGAAGATGTCGAAAGAGGCCCCGAAAGAAGAATGCCAGTACTGCCATGACAGGGGCTACATCTTGAAGACCTACCCGACAGGGCGCGACTACTTCCGGGCATGCGGGTGCGCGATAGGCAGACAGAAGTACCCGTGGTGGTTCGAATCACAGGCAGCCTATGACGCACGGTGGGAGAAGGAGATCCAAAAGGGACGATCTAAGCCAAACTACTTCTCGCCGCCGCCAACGGAAATACGAAACAGGTTGAAATATGGAGAGTGAGAGGAGGACGAGATGGATTACAAGGCAATGAAGATCGTGGGCGAGTATGTCAGGGAGCACCTGGATAAGACTGATGGCAATCCGTACTTTGGGGTGTACATCGTCTGGAAGGCAAAGGTCCTGCAGAACTGGAAGTATCTGCTGAGCACAGACTTATATGACGGCATGTACTACGAGCTCACCTACAACGGGGACAAGCAGGAGTGGTACCTGGACGCCTATAAGAAGTTCGAAAACAGAGTCATAAAGGACGGGGAGGAGTAAGGATGAATTACGGATCAACAGGAATTGAGTCTACGGCTACGGCATGTGCAACGGAGCCCCAGACGGTCTACGGTGAGTATGCAAAGCTTAGTGATGCCGCAGCAAAAATCAAGGAACTACTCGCGGATCTCGAGCGTGTGGTATGCGGCGGCAGCATACCGACAGAAGACCATGCTTTTGGTGAAGGTTTACCAGGGGCCTTAAGCGATGTGAGGCAGAACCTGGATACCGCGATTGCATCAGCACACAGAATCTGGGTGACTTTTGGCATGGAAAAGGAGGTGGGCAATGCCCCGATACGTTGATATAGACAAGCCGAGATATGTCCGATATACGGACGAGCGGAGCGGAGAAGTAGTGACGAGTGAGCAGACGATTGCGGATTTACTGGATGGATCAATCGGTCTGATTGGTGAGGAAATCGTCAGGTGCAAGGATTGCAAGCATCATACATACGAAGAGCCGGGCATGGTGTACTGCCTAAATAATTTCATTGGTGGATGGGTAGCAAATGACTTCTTCTGTAAGGACGGAGAATGGAGAGAGTGATGGTGGTACATCTTGGGGAATGCCCTCTAAAGATTCCGTGCATTGATTGTGATAGCCAAATTTGTTTTAATGCCGGGAGGAAAGCACCGTGCTGTCCGTTTTATCACTGCCCAACTCCCGAATTGGATTGTGAGACAGAATGTGAGGCTGTAGACAGGATTATTGGATTGATGAGGAAAGAAGCGAAAGGAGAGAGCGATGGTTAAGGCGATTAAAAAACTCATAGGAAAAATCCAATTCTACAGGGAGTGCAAAAGGCATAGGTTTTTTTGCCCTGAGTGCATAAACCACGATTTTATTTTTGAGGGGGCTGTGTTCCGGGGGAACAGATGCCGATACAGAAAGGTGTGTGGTTTGTGATGGATGACCTTAAACGATGCCCGTTTTGTGGGAGAAAAGATGCCGTGACTATAAGCGTATGTGATGACGAAGGAAACTATCATGGCGAGATTGGGTGCGACTATGAACAAGACCCGTGGAGTGGATTGTCTTATGCCATTGCACATGAAGGGTGGGGAACGTGTATTCTCTGCACCGATAACGAGCCGATGGGAGGCATCCTGTTTGATACTGCCACAGAAGCCGCCGACGCATGGAACAGGATGGCGAGTTATGAATGAAGAAATAAGACGGATACAATCATGTATTGACCACATCAAGACCGCTATTGATGTCGATGAATGGGCAAAGAATCTCTGTGAACAAATCATGAGGAGAGCAATCCCGATTAAGCCCACGGGAAAGAACACCCAGAGACGGTGCGGAGTTTGCGGAGCGAGAGTCAGGAGTGGAGCGGGAAGTAGTAGTTTTACACGGGACACGGTATGCCGTAAGTGCTTTACCATCATAGATTGGAGGAGAGCAGATGAGTGACACAATCAGCAGACAGGCGGCGATTGATGCAGTAGGTATAAATACATGGGCTGGACAGAGATTGCTTAAGGTGCCATCCGCACAGTCGGAAGAAGTAATCCCGCACAGAAATTACAAGTATTTGTCAGATTATTGGTGCGAATGTGGGTGGCATCTTGGAAAGAAGGGTGAAGTGAAATACTGCTCTGAATGTGGAAGGAAGGTGAATTGGGATGGATGATTCAATCCGCAGACAAGATGCGATTAATGAAATAGCAAGATGGTATGGATACCTTGATGAAGATATGATTTTGAGAATACAGACAAGGTTGAAGAAAGTGCCATCCGCACAGCCGGAACGGAAGACGGGAAGAATCGCATATATGCCTTATTTTAGCGAGATACGTGGACAAAAAGCTATTTGCCTATCATGCGATTGCCAATGGCGGATAGCAGAAGGAGGAGAAGACAACTTCTGCCCGAACTGCGGAGTGAGGCTGACGGAAGGAGGGAATGATGACGAAAACTGAAGCGATTGAGATTTTACAGCCATTCCGGGATGCGATGGTCGACCAACATGGATGCCCGATTAGTGATGCGGTGTACGCATTGGATGTTGCAATCGAGACCCTCAAACAGCCAGAACAGCAGTGGATTCCATGCAGTGAAAGGTTGCCAGAAAAAAACGGTAGATACCTTGTAACAAGAGGGTTAAATGCGTGTGGTGCTATGTGGAATAGAGTGTATATCATTAACTTTTCCGATCTGATGGGTCTTAAACCGGAGAGGATATGGTGGGACGGCAATGTTGGCAAATCAGATTTTGAGCGGATTGACGATGTACTGGCATGGATGCCGCTACCGGAGTCGTGGAAAGGAGAAGAATGACTTTTGATTATTCGATTACATGGGCGTATATTGTAAGTCGTATGAAATCAAAATATGGGTTTTCTCCCGATAATGAGGAAAGTATTTCATTTGGAGAACTTCAGGCGTATATTGAGGATATTTGGTCTGAGTATTTCGAAATATTACACGCAAGAGAGATGGATGAGTGGAAAGGAGAGGACGATGAGTAGATGGTCAACACCCGGCGAAGCATACGCCTATGAGACTGGCTATATTGAGGGAATGGCAGATGCAAAGCGGTGGATTCCAATTAAGTGGCATGATTGCACGGATGAAGATCGTGAGAAATACGGATTTAGCAACGACATTGTGGCGGTTTTTGATTGCGAAATGCCCGATGACGGTCAGTCTATCTTAGTAACAACTTCTCGCGGATATGTTTATCAGGATGTGTGTTACATCAATGACGGCTATTCATTGGATTCGGGGTGGGATTGGATTGATGATATAAAAGCGTGGATGCCCCTACCAGAGCCGTGGAAAGGAGAGGGAGATGAGCGCGGTTGAGCTGGTTATGATCATCCTACTTGCGACAGTGATGATCGCGGTTTTTATGGTCCGGGACGCGATCCTGGACCTGAGGGACAGCATAGACGATGCGGTAACCTGGTGCATTTTACAGGAAGATGAGGAGGACAGAGATGGCGCTGCACCCGATGTACGTTAGAGGATATGAGGCCGGCTACCGCAAAGGCGTAGACTCCGGTCTTAGGGGATCGATGGCAAAGGTTGTTATGGAGCATGACCTGATCTTTATTTACGGGATCATGGCCCTCTGTCTCGTGGAGAAACACCGCTGGAAGCGGGAGTCCGTGGAGAAGCTCATCGCCGAGATCCAGCACCAGTGGCATCACATCAATGATAAGGACCCGGACGGGACAAAAGAGTCCATGGCTGAGCTCGTAGAGAGACGGACCGGCATCAGCCTGATGCAGATGGTACAAGAGACCGTGATGGCGGGGATCGATTAAGACTATGGGGGAAAGGAGACGATGGCAAAGCATATGCTCAGCAAAAGAGCGATCTGCCCTTACTACAGGCATGAGGACCCTCAGGTGATCTACTGTGACGGCGTAGTGGATGAGTCGGTCATCCACCTCGCCTTCTCGAGCAAGATCACAGCGAGGGAATACAAAGAGTCCTACTGCCGCTGCAGATACGCTGACTGTAAGATCGAGAGGATGCTTGAGGAGATGACAGATGACACATGATGAGAGAGAGATCAGACGGCTCCGGATCGTAATGTATGCCCTGATGGTGGTATGCATCATCCTGGTGATATCACTGATTTTGGTGACGGCATCGGAAAAGGCCAGATTTGAGCCTTCTGAAAGCTCGGACGAGGAAACAATCGAAAGAAGCGCTATCTGGGTGGAATTGCCGCAAATTCAAACGCTGAGTACCGGAAACAGGGTGCGCGGAAAGTCCGCCGTGAAGCCTGTGACAAAGATAAAGCTCCAGACGGCAGAGGAAGAGACCGAGAAAGAGACGGTGATCCCGCCCAAGACAGAGCCTGTGATGCAGGAAACAGTGGCCCAGGAGACTACTACAGCAGCTCCAGAGACTACTACAGCAGCTCCTCCTGAGACTACAGCACCACCGGCAGTAAAGACCTGGTATGTGTGCGGCATGGCCTGTCCGGTAGAGATCACCACCTACCTGGAGCAGACACTCACTCAGGCCGGCATAGGATGGTGGATGCCTATTGCAGTCGGACAGATCTACACTGAGAGCCGCTGGAACACCGGTGCGGTGTCCCCTGACGGCCTGGACATGGGGATCTTACAGTACAGACAGCGCTTTTGGGCATCCTCCTGCGCTGAGGTAGGTCAGCCTCTTGTGGATATCTTCGATTGGCATGCACAGATAAATGTCTATGTCAATCAGACGGCACGGAGGCTCAGCTCAGGGTGCTCGATAGAGGTTGCGATCTCACGCCATAAGCAGTCAGATTATGGCCCATATGACGCAGCTTATGTACAGCTTGTCCTACAGTGGGCAGCTACGGTATACAGCCAGTGAGGTGATAAGGTGTTTAATGGGGGATATTACGGGAATTCTAAGATCAACAGGAGCAGTAAGTACGGCGCTCGGAAAGTCTCATGGCGTGGGCAGTACTTTGACAGCGTGAAGGAGTACACAAGGTACCTACAGCTCAGGGACATGCTTAAGGCCGGTGAGATATCAGAGCTACAGCGCCAGGTTAAGTATGTCCTGATACCAAAGCAGTCAGATGAGCATGGTAAGCTTATAGAGAGGGAGTGCTCATATAAAGCTGACTTTGTGTACAAGGATAAGTCCGGAAAGATACATGTAGAGGATGTTAAAGGATATACAGGGGGGAATGCTTATAATCTCTTTGTCATAAAGAGAAAGTTGTTACTACATGTGTATGGTATACAGATAGAGGAGATATGATATATCCTGTAATACTCTATGCTGTGATTGTGGATAAATATATATTTATATATTAAAAGGTCTGGACAGAATTTAAACCATCCAGACCTTTTAACTTACTTCAGATTGTTCTCGGTTTTTATCTTATACTCGATCAGCTCTAACAGATATTTTGGTGGCTCTCTATGAGCTGGTCCTGTGGACTCCCAGTTTTCGATTGTCCTCTTCGGGATGTGGAACATTTCCGCGAATTCCTGTTGTGACAATCCGGTCATCGATCTAAGCTCTCTTATGCCCATCTTAGAAGTCCTCGCCTCTGTGAAGCTCGTTAATACAAACGCTTCCGTCAACATCGATCACTGCGATGATGTCCGCACCGAGCTCGTTAGCTCTTGCGATGGCCTCATCCAGGTTGTAAGAACCATCGTCCCATTCATCAGTGGTTTCCCTCTGTACAGCGTACCAGGGAGTCTCGACTTCGCAGTAGACATCTCCGTCTGCCGTAGCGTCCGGGGCCAGGAACTGCTCCTGCCCATCGTACCACCACTCGATCTCCGTGGTGACACCCTTTTCTTCAAGGGCCTTCTGGATCGCCTGCTTCAGTGTCAGGTATCCGTAGTCCTCGCTTGCCCCTTCCGGGACCTTGATCTCTGCATAGAGAGAGTATCCATCCTCGCGATACCAGATATAATTTACCGCTCCATTGAGCTGTCTGCCTTCACCCATCTCGAACTGTGCCTTCATTTTCATTTTCCTTTCTGCGTCTGTTTGCCGGCGCCGCTTTGTTTGATCTGCCCTTACTATACCACCCATTGAGTGGCATGTCAAGCACTTTTTGAAAATTTTTTTGAAAAACTGCAAAACCGTCAGAAAATGGCGCAAATCCTCACATTTAGGGGGGGTTTTTTTAGGATCGGCAGCCTGATACGATACCCACAAACGGAGGTACATATGGCTGCGGATTGGAAAAAGATCAAGGCAGAGTACATCCGCGGCGGAACGAGCTACCGCAAGCTCGCTAAGAAACACGGTGTTTCGCTCAACACCCTGACGAAGAAGGCTGTGTCAGAAAAGTGGGCAGACCTGCGGAAACAAAAGTACAGTGAAAGTACTGCAAAAATGGTTGATCAGATCGCAAGTCAGGAAGCGAAAAAGGCGGTAGATTTATCCGACATCGCGGAGCTGATTGCGTCCAAGATCAGAGAGGGCATAGAGGACGGGACCTACATCCACGATGCCCAGAGTACGAGGCAAATAACTGCTGCCCTCAGGGATCTCAAGGAGCTGAGACCTGACAAGATGAGGAGCGATGCAGAGGAGCAGCTCGCCAGGATCGAGAAGCTCAGGAAAGAAGCGCGGACCGAGGAAGAGTCCCGTGATATCAAGGTCATCATATCCGATGACCTCAAAGACTACAGCGTATAAGGAGTGTGTGGAAAATGAGAGAAGTAACGATCCCCGAAGGGTGGAATCCTTGCAAGATCACTGTGAATAATGTTACTTACGAGTACCCCGCGGGCCAGACCGTGGAAGTACCCGATGAGGTGGCTGCCATCATCGAGATGGGCGCTGCCAATGTGTACAAAGCCAAGGACCAGAGACAGGTCTTTTCCTTGGAGTTTGGCCCGGATGATGCCGGCAAGGTGCTGACAGTGAACGAGGACGAGACCGGTGCCAAGTGGGCGGAAGCCTCCGGTGGCGGAAGCGGTGGCATCATGGTCGTGACGCCGTCATACGACGAGTCGATATCTAACTATGTCCTCGACAAGAAGGCGAAGGAGATCAGTGACGCGATCGACTCCGGTATTTTTGTAATAATAAAAAATGTCGACGAAACCCATTATGAATTATACACCTTGTGTAGAGTAGATATTTTTAGCAATGGTTCGTATCAATTTGAATTTAATAAAGCTACTGGTCAAGATTATTATAGTGCATCCGGGGATGACGAATACCCGACGATGTACATCCCGGACTAAACCAGGCTAACCGGAGGCGCCCATGAAGACAGTGACGATACCTACGGACCACACGAGGTTTGTGGTTGAGATCAACGGAAGGAAGCTCGTCTTCCGCGGCGGGGAGACATACGAGCTCGCGGATGATGTGGCGGACCAGGTGGAAAAGTATATCGCGGCTGAACCCAAGGCTCTGCCGCATGTGGATATCACCCCGTATGAGTACGGGAAATATTGAGAGGTGACTTATGCAGACTGTTACTATCCCTCAGGGCTTCAAACCCTTTAAGGTGACGATCAATTACAAGGATTATGAATTCGAGCCCGGGAAGGAATACACCGTGGCGGACGATGTTTACGAGCAGATCAAGCGCTACATCGCCGGCATGGAGCTCCCGGAAGGCATCATCGGCGATCCTTTCGCTTCGTATGATGTGGTGATCAGATGTGACGCTCCAGCTTCCCCTAAGGAACTGCCCAAGTTTACATTGCTCAAGGGCAGCTACAAGCTTGCAAAGAACCGGATCAAAAATAAAGTGCCGGTAAGCATGCTGGTCTACTTCATGCGCCGCGAAGACGGCGAAACTGCTGAGCTGGACATTTACAAAGGAGTTGCGATTGATGAACTCACTGCCGTTACAGGACCCGATTACGAAAAGATTGAATTCGGGTCCACTGAGATCGGAGATGTGGTCTGGGCTCCCGCCACTGAAACCGAACCCGAGAAAATCACGGCAAGGCCGTCATAACGGCGCCAGATAAACCTCAGGGGAAGGAGGTGATCCGTGAAAACGCTCTGTATCTCTCCCCCATCAGACAAACAGAAGCTCTTCCTCCTGGCTTCAAAAAAGTATGTCTGCTTCGGAGGAGCCAGAGGGGGTGGCAAGAGCTGGTCTGTCCGGACCAAGGCCAAGCTTCTTGCCCTCCGGTATGAGGGTATCCGGATACTCATTGTGCGTAGGACCTATCCGGAGCTTATCAACAACCACATAAGGATCTTGCGGGGTGAGCTCCAGGGTATCGCACGGTACAACGATAAGGACAAGATTTTTAGCTTCAACAATGGTTCTGTCATCCAGTTCCAGTACTGCGCGAAGGACGCTGACCTTGACCGGATGCAAGGTGTGGAGTATGACATCATCTTCCTGGATGAGGCCACACAGCTCAGCGAATACCAAATGAAGGCCATCACAGCCTGTATGCGTGGTGCCAATGATTTTCCGAAGCGTACATACTTCACCGCGAACCCCGGCGGACAGGGGCATCAGTACATAAAGCGCCTGTTCATCGACCGGAACTTCCAGGAAGGGGAGCATCCGGAGGACTATGAGTTCATCCAGAGCCTCGTGACAGACAACAAAGCCTTAATGGAGGCCCAGCCTGACTACATCAGGCAGCTTGAAGCCCTCCCGCCGAAGCTCCGTGACGCATGGCTCTACGGCTCCTGGGATGTGTATGAAGGGCAATTTTTCGAGGAATTCGCTGACCGGCCCGAGCACTACATCGACAGGACCTTTACCCACGTGATCGAGCCCTTCGAGGTCCCTGATTCCTGGAAGATCTACAGGTCCTTCGACTGGGGCTATGCCAAGCCTTTTAGCTGCGGATGGTGGGCCATCGATCATGACGGCGTGGCCTACAGAATCTTGGAGCTATATGGCTGCACCCAGACCCCCAATGAGGGCGTCAAGTGGACGCCTGACAGGGTCTTTACGGAGATCCACCAGATCGAGACAGAACACAGGTGGCTTAAGGGGAAAAAGATCACCGGCATAGCAGATCCTGCCATCTGGGACGCTGAGACCGGTGAGTCTATCGCGGATGTAGCCGGTAAGCATGGAGTGCTCTTTACCCCTGGGGACCACAAGCGGCTCCCGGGATGGTTACAGGTGCACTACAGGCTGACCTTCGATGAAAATGGTTACCCGATGATGTATGTTTTCAAGAATTGTCGGGCCTTCATCAGGACCATGCCGCTCCTCATGTATGACGAGCATAAGCCCGAGGATCTGGACAGTGACGGAGAGGATCACGTAGCAGATGAGGTCAGATATTTCTGTATGAGCCGGCCTATTGCACCGCGCATGGCACCGGCACCTGACAAATACAATGAGAGCCCTCAGGCGATGTATCTGGACATCCCGAAGGAAGATATCATAGCGAGACCGCGCATGAGCCGAATGGAGGTTTTAAGTGGCGGATACGAGAAGGAGACCTGACGAGGAAAGAAGTCAGGCAAGGACAGGACAGCAGAATGAGAGAGTGGTACCGGAGATCCCTGAGGAGAGCAGGACGCCTGAGACACCCATGGCGGGTTCACCCATGCAGACTGAGCCCCAGGGACAGACCGGCTTCCATGGTGCGGGAAGACAGCCTACAAATGCAGAGCAGATGCTCTTACGGCAGTCATCCCCGCAGCCCACTCTTGACGATGCGATAAATGGAATGATGATGACAGGCGGCGGAGCTCAGGGTCCCGCTGCCATTGACGGTTTTCGGGCTTTGGCATCACCCATCGGCAAAGAGGCCATCCAGAAGGCCACCCAGATCCTTCAGAAGTACAAGGAAGGGAAGTACAACCTGGAGCAGAGGATCATCAACAACGAGGAATGGTACAAGCTTCGCCACTGGGAGACCATGCGGAAAGACAAGAACATGGTGCAGCCGGTGTCAGGCTGGCTCTTTAACTGCATTGCCAATAAGCATGCAGATGCCATGGACAACTTCCCGCACCCAAATGTCCTCCCCAGGGAGGAAGGGGATAAGGGACAGGCTGAGATGCTTTCATCCGTCATCCCGGTCATCCTCGATCAGAATGATTTCGAGGAAACCTACGATGAAGTCTGGCTGTACAAGCTGAAATCAGGCACCGGTGTATATGGTGTCTTCTGGGACTCTTCCAAGCTCAACGGCCTCGGTGACATCGCCATCGAGAAGGTGGATATCATCAATCTCTTCTGGGAGCCTGGGATCACGGATATCCAGGAATCGAGGAATCTGTTTCACGTGGAACTTGTTGATAATGAACAGCTCCTCGGTCAGTACCCGCAGCTACAGGGGAAGCTGAGTACAGCCACAATCGACATCGCCAAGTATGTCTATGACGATACCGTGGATACCACTGAGAAGTCCGTGGTTGTGGACTGGTACTACAAAAAGCGGAACAGTCAGGGAAAGACGGTCCTGCACTACGTGAAGTATGTCAATGATGAGGTCTTATTTGCCTCGGAAAATGACCCGCAGATGGCTGACCGGGGATTCTATGACCATGGCCTGTATCCTTTTGTCTTTGACCCGCTTTTCCGCGTTGAAGGGACGCCGGCGGGCTTTGGATACATCGATGTGGGCAAGTCCGCTCAGGAGTACATCGACCGCGGCAACCAGGCGATCATGCAGAACATGCTGAGTAATGCTCGGCCTCGTCACTTTATTCGGTCTGACGGCTCTGTGAATGAGCAGGAATATGCAGACATGACCAAGGACTTTGTCCATGTGGACGGCAACCTCGGTCAGGACAGCATCCTTCCGATCAATGGCAAGCCCCTAAATGACATCTATGTACAGGTCATCAACAACAAGATCGATGAGTTGAAGGAGACCACCGGTAACCGTGATGTCTCTAACGGGGGCACATCGTCCGGTGTAACCGCATCGTCTGCCATCGCAGCCATGCAGGAGGCCGGCAGCAAGCTCAGTAGGGACAGCAACAAGAGTGCTTACAGAGCCTTCAGACGGATCTGTCTCATGGTGATCGAGCTGATCAGGCAGTTCTACGATCTCCCGCGGTGCTTCCGTATCATCGGCATGAACGGTGTCGCGAAGTTCGTGCAGTACAGTAATGCGGGCATCGTCCCACAGGCCCAGGGCATGGACTTTGGCCTTGACATGGGACTCCGTATCCCGCTCTTTGACATCGAGGTCGCCTCGGAAAAGGAAAGCCCGTATTCGAGGATGTCGCAGAACGAGTTGGCGCTTCAGTTCTATTCCGCCGGCTTCTTTAATCCGATGATGGCTGACCAGGCGCTTGCTTGCCTTGACATGATGGACTTTGACCATAAGGACGCTGTCATGCAGAGGATTTCGCAGAATGGCGGCATGTACATGATGATGCAGCAGATGCAGAGTCAGATGATGCAGCTCGGCGGCATGGTAGACCAGGCACACGGCGATACCGCTGTGACAGACAGCTTAGCTCAGCAGTTCGGGCTCCAGAATCAGGCACGGCCCGGGTCCGGTTCGACCGGAAGACCGGAGCTCTCCGCTGACAGCAAAGAGTCATCCATCACACGGAATGCCCGTCAGAGGGTAGCAGATTCCACCGCACCGCGGTGAGAAAGGACCACAGGATGGTAAATATCCGGTTTCAGATCCCCGAAAAGGATGACGGGATCATTTTACGGGTGAAAGGCCACGCAAGAGAGGATATCCCAGGCAGAGACATCGTCTGTGCATCGATCTCCACGCTTGTATACCTCATCGCCCAGAGAGTCAAGGACATGATGGACGCCGGTATTCTGGAGGACACTTCTGAGCTGTCCCTGGAGGACGGAAACGCTGTCATTTCCTGCTTCCCGAAGGAGAACTATAGGAACTTCGCCGCGGGTGATTTTCTCATGATCCAGCGCGGTTTTGAGCTCCTGGAAGCAAACTATCCGGAGTACATCCGGATCAAAGAAAAGCTGGTAACAGGCAAGACTGCCTGATGACCATATACGGAATCGTCCACCTTACGGACAGAAAGGATGCTTTATGCACGAGAAATATCTTTTCCCGACCATCAATCTCCAGCTCTTCGCCGAGGGAGGCGCGGGCACAGCCGGTGGAGCTGCCGGCGGAGATGGCGGCACTGGTACGGGATCTATGGCTGCAAACGGGATGCCCGCCACATCCCATCCGGGCGCTAAAAACCCTCTCGCCGATGTCCGATACGGCATCCAGGACGATGGTGCACAGGCCGCCGCTGGGCAGGAAATCGCTGATGACAGACAGGCAAGGTTCGAGGCACTGATCAAAGGAGAGTATAAGGACCTCTATGATCAGAGGATGCAGGACACGATCCAGAGACGCTTAAAGAGCTCTAAGGAGACCGTGGACCGGTACAACGCACTCGCTCCCACACTGGAGCTTCTCGCAAAGAAATACGGTGTCGATGCTTCCGATGCAGAAGCACTCACTAAAGCCATCGAAGAGGACGATAGCTACTACGAAGAAGAAGCCATGGAAAAGGGCGTCTCCGTAGAGCAGCTTAAGGCCATCCGTAAGATGGAGCGCGAGAACGCGGATCTGAAGCGGCAGATGGAAGAGCAGAATGTCCGTGAACAGGCCGACCGGATCTATGCCGGCTGGATGGACCAGGCTTCCGCCGTAAAACAGGTGTACCCCAGCTTTGACCTTAATGCAGAATTGCAGAACCCCAGATTTGTAGACCTTCTCCGGTCAAATATCGATGTGAGGACCGCGTACGAAGTCCTTCACAAGGATGAGATCATCCCCGCTGCCATGCAGTTCACGGCTCAGCAAGTGCAGCAGAAGATCACGAACAAGATCATGTCAGGACAGGGGAGACCCCAGGAGAATGGGCTCGGAGGAAGGGCATCAGCAGTAGTCAAGAGTGATGTGTCGCAGCTCTCAAAGGAGGACCGGCAGGAGATCATCCGCCGTGTCCAGAGGGGAGAGAAGATACGATTCTAAAGCGATCTGATCTCCCACCACACGATTTTATGGGAGATAGACAATGCTTAAATATTTACTGCTTACGCTGAACCTTCAGCTTTTTGCAAACCACGTAAACGTGACCACGGATGACGGAACTGCGGCTCCGTACAACGATCTCTCACCGGAGATGAAGACCTTCTATGACATGACGCTCATCGATGAGGCTCAGGCGAACCTCGTCCATGACCAGTTCGGTCAGAAGAGACCCATCCCGAAGGGAGGCGGCAAGACTATCGAATTCCGTAAGTTCGCACCGCTCAACAAGGCGCTGACCCCGCTTACTGAGGGTGTGACTCCGGACGGCAACAACCTGACCGTGACGGCGATGACCGCTACGGTAGCTCAGTACGGCGACTACATCACGCAGTCCGATGTCCTTGAGCTCACCGCTCTCGACAACACCATCCTCGAAGCTACCAAGCTCCTGGGCCGTCAGGCGGGTCTGACGCTCGATACGGTCACCCGTAACGTGCTGCAGTCCGGTACCAATGTTTCCTTCGCACCGAAGAAGGATGCAAGCAACAACGAAGTGCCCGTCACGATGAGATCCGACCTTGATTCGACCTCTGTCCTGACCGTTGACCTGATCAACCAGATCGTGGCAAAGCTTCGCGCCGTGAACGCGCCCACCATCAACGGTGACTATGTGGCGATCATCCATCCGTATGTCGCGTATGACATCATGCGTGATCCGGAGTGGATCGATTCCCACAAGTACGAGGTTCCGGACAACCTGTACGAGGGCGAGATCGGCAAGATCGGCGGCGTACGCTTCGTGCAGTCCACCGAGGCAAAGATCTATGCCGCGGAAGGCTCTGAGTATGACCTGGCTTCCGACAGCCATACGCTGCTTATCAACAACGCCAGCGGCTACACCGGTGCCATCACCTCTGTAGCATTTGACGGCGGCACAGTCGCTGCCGGCGCCCTGGTTGGCAAGTACATCTCCATCAATGGGGTGTGCGCTCTTGTCACCGCAAACACGGCAACCACCATCACCTTCGCGTCCACTGACTTCGGTCAGATCGCGGACAACACCGTGATCAACCCGGCTGAGTGCCTGGGTGGCGCGGTATTCGGTTCCCTGTTCCTCGCAGACGGCGCTTACGGTATCACCGAGATCACCGGCGGCGGGCTGCAGACCATTGTCAAGCAGAAGGGCTCTGCCGGTACGGCTGACCCGCTTGACCAGAGGTCTTCCGTAGGCTGGAAGGCCATCAAGACCGCGAAGATCCTGATCGGCGATTATCTGGTGCGTGTAGAATCCTGCTCGCCCAGATTCTCCAAGTCCGCTCAGGCGAACTAATCACGCACGGGGGAAGGGTAAGAGCTCGCCCTTCCTCTTTTCAAAGAAAGGAGATCCTTTATGGCAACTGCAAAAGCTGCAGTAGAAGAAAACCTTGAACAGGAAGTAAAGCTTCCGTCACCGGATGACATCATCTCTATCCGCATCCCGAGAGAGAGAGCGGACCAGGAAGACAAGGTGGTCTGGGTGAATGAAAGAAGGTTCCTCATTAAGAGAGGCGTACCCGTGAACGTGCCGAGATCTGTTGCGGACATCCTTGCAAAAGAGGAGTCGATGCTGCAGTACATCTTCGACTTTGAGTCTCGGGTCCAGAGATAAAAAG